TCCATTGGGCAAACGCTCGTCAGGAAGTTTGGAGGTGTGGACTTCGGATTCGTGCACCCAGCCGCAGTCCTTACGATTGAAGAGACATCAGACGGAATCTACCTGGTCTCCGAAGAGTACTACCACAGTGGAAAAACCAACGAAGAGATAGCAGAATACGTTGCAGCACAAAAATTCAACTCTGTCTACCCCGACCCTGCAAACCCTGGTGGCATAAAGGACTTAAAGAATCACGGGGTCAATGTACGGGAGGTTATCAAAGGACAAGACAGTGTAAAGAACGGTATTCAGGTTGTCCGAGAGATGTTCAAAGCCAACCGACTCTTCATCCACGAGAACTGCAAAAACCTAATATTTGAATTAGAATCTTACTCTTATGGGGAATCAAAGACAGGAATGAAGGTAAACGAGAACCCGATAAAGGAGAACGATGATGCGGTAGATGCCCTCCGCTATGTCCTTATGATGGTGTCCCATAAGAAGGGATATAACGTGGCTCACGTGCGGAAGCCCACGTTTATTGGGTTTAATAAAAGACGTTAAAGGACTTATGCACAAATCTCCCCTTCTTGACAGATTAGAAATATGCTATAATCCAGGCAAGGAGCCAATTTACTGTGATAGGTGACGTATACGAAAAATCGCCCGTGTCTTTGTACCAACCGTCAAAAGAGGTGGCGGATTTCTCTTCGTATGTGAAACGGGACTATGCTCGTGGAAACGACATCCTTACTCGTAGTTGGATAGAACTAAACAATCGGTCAGTCATTGAAGACCAAGACAGAGGCAAAAGGACATTCAATGCCTTTGTAGATGAGGAGATTGAAGACCCCGCAACAGCGTGGCAGTGGCGTGGTACTAGGAGTAAAGCGAGAAACCAAGCGATTGCGATGCACGCCCAACTTACCTCAGGCTACATTATCCCTATGTTTATGGCTCAAAATGACGGGGATGAGGAAGACGAGAACTTCTCAGAGATGATGCGAGATGCGGTAGAGTGGATGGTCAATAACTCGTCTTATAAAGAGTCCTTTATACAGGCGGCTATGGGTATGCTCGTGAACCCAGTGACCTATATGGGAGCCGAATATATTGAGGTTTTTCAAAAGATAAAGGAACGTGCCCTTGATGGAACACTCACGACCACAGAAGTCCTTGATGAAGTCCTTTCTGGCTTTAATGCACCTGTCTATAACGCAGAAGAAATACTCATTTCAAATGTCTACGAACAAAATATTCAGAAGCAGCGATTTATCATAAAGCGAAGGTTCATTGAGTATCAGGAGGCACAGGCAAAGTACAACTATCACGACAACTGGATGTTTGTGCAACCAGGTGTGCGTGCGATTTATAACGAAGACAACGGAGCATTTTACGATATTAAAGATGATGACCACCCACACCTTGTAGAGGAGGTTATCTATATGAACAGGCGGGATGACACAGAAGTGGCATTTGTCAATGGTATCTATATGGGCGACCCCAACGTGGATGCAAACCCCATTAAGCACCGAGACAATAGAAACGCACCAAAATACAACGTAGTACCATTTGGATACCAACGCATCAACGAGCACTTCTTCTACTACAAGTCTCTTATGGCGGCTCAGTACTGGGATAACCAACTTCTAGATGCACAGTACCAGATTGGTATGAACCGAGCGTTCCTAGATGCGAATATGCCGATTGCGATTTCAGGTACAGACAAGGTAGACACAGACGTTATCTTCCCATCATCAGTTGTTGCGTTTGAAGACCCACAGACCAGAGCAACCCCACTCCTCCCACAGGCGAACCTTGCGGGAATCTTCACTGCTATGGACCGAGTGGAGAGTTCTATGGAAGAGGGGTCAGTATCCGCAACTACCGCAGGGCAACTTCCCCAGGCATCACAGAAGGCAACCTCAGTCGCTATTGCACAGAAGAACGCTGAGACAATGATTAAGGGTGTCGGCAAGAACCTTGCACAGTCAATCGTGCAGTACGGAGACCTTATGAAGGATATTGTTATCAACCACGTAGTTATTCCGCAGTTGGTAGAATTGGGAGATAGTAATACCAAACTCAAGTACCCCACAATGGTACTCAACAACAAGATGGTAGGCGGAAAGGAGATGACAAAGGTTATCCGCTTTGAAGAGTCATTCCTCGGCAAACAGATGACACGCAAGGAGCAAATACGACTTTCTATGAAACTCCTAGAAGAAGTTGGCTACCCACGAAACAAGAAACACCTCTACCTTGTAAATCCTGCACTCTTTTCACGATACCGCTACCTCACACGGGTAGAACCAGAGCGTATGTTCCCTGAGAACGAAGAGTTCCGACAGGCGATGATGAGCCAGATATACGCTCAATTTGCAACGAATCCATACATTGAACTAGAATCGCTTACGAGGAAGACCCTCCACGCATTCTTCCGTTCAGACACCGAAGACCTGATGAAGAAGCCTGGTGAGCAGGGAGCAGAATTAGGTGTCGGTGGAATGGAGAAACCAGGACAGACTGTGTTCGGTCAACAGACACAGAACAAGGCAACAGACACTGCTTTGCCTGGTGTTGGTCGTGTTTAATAGAAATAACTTTATATAACAATGGCGGAGAAAGCATTAGTGGTCAATGGCTACACGCTTGCAAACTCAGAAAAAGTAACTCGTGCACTAGACGGTTCAATGAATGAGCACGGAGTTTTCAAAGGTGGAGTACGCAAGTCGGATGGCACATACGACAAAGCAGAACTCCTCGCTGAATATGACCGAATTGGTGGTCTTATTTTGAAAGGGGAGGATAAAGTGCGAATTGGGTCTTTCTATGACTTCAAACTACGGGGACCTCGCAAGGAACCAGTAGTAGAGTACGAATACCGAGTAAATGGTGAACTCATTATCGTACCAGCAGAGAAAGAAAAGCCAGTCAAGGTGAAGGCTGCACAACTCGCAAAGAAGGCAACTAAGAAGGTTGCGAAAAAGAAATAATGGAGACTAGAGAGCAACATATCCTACAAAAACACTTGGCACGTTTTATCATCGGTGACGTGTTCAACACCATATCAGAAGAAGATATTTTGAGGATTGAGCGTTCTACACACCCATCCAAATCAGATGTCTGGCATTACAAAAATGCTGCCCTGACACAAGCACAGGTGGACTTTCTGAAAGACCAAGCCGCCTCGTTCCGTAAATCGGAACTCTGGCAAATCTTGAGTGACGAACTCAGGTGGCACGCCCAACAGAAGGGACTTGTGAAGTCGCAGACAACTGAGGATATTATTTCATCAAAGATACTCTTGTATCTTGTAGATGTCATAGATTCAAAGTTGAACAGTATGTCTAAGTAGAGCGATTTGGCGGTGTGTTGGATAGCACCGAATCCAATGCACCTCCAAGTCGCACTACAGCGACTAGACCCAAGAGGGATGCTCACGTTATACGCTATAAACGATGGCTGACGAGCCTACAAAAACACGATGGAAAAAGAAAATCCTACAGAGACTACTCCAGAAGTAGTCACGGAGCCAGAGGCTCCAACCCCTGAGGTAACCCCTGAACCAGCCGCAGAGCCAGTTCCAGAGGAAGCCCCAGAAAGTTCTTCACAAGAAGAAAACGCAGAAGACTTAACCGCTTTGATAGCGGAGGAAAAGAAACACGGAAAACCTGACCCACAGAAAGCACGTGAGCGATTTGAGAAGAAGCGACAAAGGGAAGAACCAGAAGAAGACGAATATATTGATGAAGATGAAAAACCAGTGACTCGTAGAGAGTTGCAGGAAATGCTCGCAGAGCAAGCCCACCGCAACGCCCTTGAATCACAACAGGATGCCATCGCAGAAATATCTGAGTCACTCGCTGAATCTCCTAGTGAAGCCGAACTTATCCGCACTATTCACGCCAACCGTGTGTTTCCAGCAGGAATGTCCCTTCGGGAACAAATGATGGAAGCACAGGCTATTGCAACTGTAAAACGGACTCAGGCGAAGAATGCTGAATTGGCGAGAACCATCAAGTCACAGCAGACCGTTTCTCGGAATACCGCAACCACGCACAGAGACCCTCAAGCGGCTCTTGAGCCAGACTTGGCTCCAGACCTCAAGGCATCTATGCAACGTGCGGGATACACCTATAACAACACCGCTCGTAGATACGAGAAGGTGCTCCCTAATGGTAAGATTCTTGTTAAGGAACCGAACAGACCTCCATATCTAGCGAATTAAGATTACTACGCATTTAGCAACGAACACTCCCCTTCGGGTGTGGGTGTTCATCGTAATCATTACAACTTACTATGTTAGCAGACTTACGAGTAATTGGTCCCGCAGCATCATTTGGTCGCTATTTGGCTTCTGGTCAAACAGCAATCCGTGCTGGCGAACCACTACACTCAGTAGCAACACTCTCATCGGGTGCAGCAAACGCAAACGTATATGTTCTTGCAGCAGCAGATACTCCAGTAATCGGAACACACAAATTCGGTGGTGTGGCTCTCAAAGACTCAGAGAACGCAGCAGCAGGAACAACAAATGCTCAGAATCTTATTACCGCAAATCCAGTCCCTCACGTTGGGCGTATTCGTGGTAAGGCAGAAAGTGCAGCAGCAGTTGATACGGCAGCAGAATTGGTAGGGGTCCTTCAAGACGTTGTTCTTATTGACTACAACGCAACAGGAGCACCAGACGGAGGACAACTCTACACAATCAAGAGTGTCGCATCAGCAGACACATCAGGTCTTGAAATTGTTGGTGGAAACACCGCTCTCTCAGAACTTGAAGTGAGTGTAGACGCACGAGCATATCGTCACGATGTCTCTTAGTACCTTTAGTACCTTATTAGTTCTTAATTACTATTCATCATTATGAATCCTACAGG